GCGCCCTCCGCAATGGCTCCCCGTGCACCTTGCACCGTCGCCATCACACCGTTGGGCATACACACCCGATCACCTTCCCTGAACCCGCCTGTCCAACGGGGCTGTTCACATGTCATACCGCCACCTCCTGCCTGCCCACATGCACCGCATAAGCCTCACCGATCACATTCGTAACCAGTCGTGACCCACCCACACGCAACAGTTCCTCGCTGACGGCATCCGCAGTTGCCTTCAGGTGCGCATAGTGTTCCGGCGCATACCGCTCCATATCATCATCCACGGCGTGCATCCACGCCACGTACGCATGACGCGCACGCACTACATCAAACTTCGTCATGGCACTACTCCCATGTACACGCATATCGGCACAATCTGCACCGGGAAGCACCCGGACCATGCGTCCGGGTGCAACCCGCTGCCTACGTGCTAGGCGCTATCGTGCTGCGATGACCGCCTCCAACTTGCCAGCCTTCCGGGCGATCTGGTTGTGTGTGGACACCCACCCAGCCGGTGTGATCGCCGTCGCCGTGCGGAGGATCGTCATCATGTCCTCGTACGTGGCATCGTCGTACCGGACGGCCTTCGTAGCGTTGGCGATTCGGCCATTGATCCGCTTGACCAACAGGCTGTTCTCAGCCTTCGTACGCTTGGGAGCCTTCTTCGTGGCCTTCTTGGCCTTCTTCGGAGCCGTAGGCTCCGACTTCGGGGCAACCTCGGCAACCGGAGCAACCTCGGGGGTGGACAGGGCAATCGCAACCGCAGTCGCAATCGCAGTAGCAAGTTCGGTAATCTGGGTGTTCGTCATGGCGTAAGCGGCCTCCTGACCGCTGCCGACCCGACCCGGTGGCCGTTTCGACGACCGGACTATGAATGAATCCGATTCAGAAGTCAAGGCCACCAAACACTACGAATGGCGGGCGCATTATGCGAGGGCGATTCGTCACGCAGGGTTTGGGCCAGACCCCCAAAATCGAACAGACGTTCCCCCCCATCGGTTGCCAGAACCGGCCAGCGGTACGGTTGCCTGCGCATTATGCGGCGTGCAACGGCGTGCACTGGGACCATTTGTGCTGGTCAGAGGGCTGCCACATGCGCCCGCGCGATCACGCGTTGGACCACCGCCGGACCTGTGCCGGGGTACCCCCCTAGGGGGGTACCCCGGTGCGCGCGTGTGTATGTATAGATACCCATAGACAGGGCGCTAGGCATATAACCTCAGGGCCTGTACGCGTATAAGGTACCTAGTAGGTACTTAGTACCATCCCCCCGCTGAAGGCGGGGGGATGTTACTTAGTACCACCTCCCCCCCACTATATGCAAGGAATGTCCCACAGTTTCTACAGATACTTCGCATCTAATATCCAGATGCCCGAATGGGACACCTTTGTGTTACAGTAGGCATCGCATACAGGAGGTGCCCATGAACCAACCCGACATAGAAGTTCAAAAACGCACCATCGCAATGGGTGCAGGCCATTGGTTACGACGGTACGCCGTCGTACAGGACGGTCGCGTGAAAGAACTCTTCGTGGACAGAGAGGACGCTGAACGACTGATGACTTTGATATGCCAGAACTGGGCGGAGAAAGAGTGATGCCACAGAACGGTGGTGGGAGAGGCTGGCAATGGGATGAGGAAGCAGGCGAGAAACTCATGCCAGTTCGCTGGCAGGACTTTCTGGACTGGCTTCTGAAAGGACCAGAGCGCAACCCGCGAACGCAACGTGAGTGGGCAGCCGACAACGGCATCCACGAAGATTCCCTACGAAGAATCAAACGTGACCACCGTTTCATCAAAGAGTGGGATAGTCGCGCCGCAGAACTAAACATCAACCCGGAACGGGTTCAGAGCGTCATAGATTCGCTCTGGCGGCGCGCTGCTGATGGTGATGTGAAGGCTGCGAATCTGTATTTGCAGTATATTGAGAAGTTCACTCCGAAGCGTAAGGTCGTGGTGGATGATGAGCGGGACATTGCGGGCTTTTCAGATGAAGAGTTGGCTTCTGCTCTGGAGGCCGAGGTTCGACATTTGAGGATGGTGGAAGATGCCTAAGGTTGGTGGTAAGCATTATTCGTATAGTGCGAAGGGGAAGGCTGCCGCGAAGTCTGCGGCGAAGCGTTCTGGTAAGAAGGTTACGTACGGTAAGAAGCGGGGGAAGTAGGTGGGGCACATGCCGGGGCATGTTCTGTATGAAGGGAAGTGGGTGCCGTATTATGTGGTTGACCCGTTTTGCGATGAGGAACCTTTGGAGTGCGGTTTGGAGAACCCGGAGGTGTGTGAGTCGTGTCAGTAAAGGATTGGTGGACGTGCGTGTTGTTGGTGGGCCTGTTTACGTTTATTGCCTTTACGGTTTGGGGTTTGGGTCGTGCGTTACAGTCGTTGTTCGATTAGATGGGTCGGGTGGGTGAACTTCGGCAGGAAGCGGAGTGGCGTCGGTGCGTTGCGGATGAGTCGTATTTCTTACGTAAGTATTGGTTTATTGCCCATCCTGCTCGTGGTCGAATACTGTTTGATCTTCGGGGTGCCCAGTCTGAGGCTTTGAATCGGTGGGCCAATAATCGTTATTCGTTGACTTTGAAGGCCCGTCAGATTGGGTGGACGACGCTGGTGGCGGCGCACCAGTTTTGGTTGGCGTTTTTCCATGACGATCAGAACATCATTGATTTGTCGCGTACGGAGCGGGAGTCGGTGTTGTTGTTGAAGAAGACGAAGTATGGTTTCAAGCACATGCCGGACTGGTTGTTGGAGCGGGGACCGGATTCAATTGTTGAGCATCAGCAGAGGATGGGTTTCAGTAATGGTTCACAGATCGCTTCGATGCCGTCGGCGTCGGATCCTGCCCGTGGTGAGTCCGCTAGTCTGGTTGTGGTAGATGAGTGGGCGTTTTTACCCAACCCTGAGGAAGCATGGGCCTCTATTGAACCCGTGGCTGATGTCGGAGGCCGCATTATTGGTCTTAGTACGGCAAATGGAAGCGGAAACTTCTTTCATCAACTATGGGTGGGTGCCACGACGGGGAATAATCGCTTCGATGCGATGTTTTTTCCGTGGTCTGCGTCGGAGGACCGCGACATTTCGTGGTATGAGTCGAAAAAGGACGCCATGTTGCCGTGGCAGTTGGCTCAGGAGTACCCGACTACGGCTGAAGAGGCGTTTGTAAGGTCTGGGAACCCTGTTTTCGACTTGGATGTGCTAGAGCGGATGTCCATTCACCTCAGGTACGGTGAGCAGGGTTATTTGCATGAGATTCAGAAGAATGTTTTGGAGTTTCGATGCTGACGGTGTGGTCACGGCCCGAACGGTGGAGTGGTTACGTTCTGGGGGTGGATACGGCGGAGGGTTTGGGGCACGGCGACTATTCGTGTGTGCAGGTGATTGATGTGAAGGAGGGGGAGCAGGTTGCTGTCTGGCATGGGCGTATTCCGCCGGATGAGTTGGCCCATGAGGTTTACAACCTTGGTATTTGGTATGGGAATGCGTTGTGTTGCGTGGAGTCGAACAATCACGGGTTGACGACGATTGTGCAACTACGCCAGTTGGGGTATCCCAACCTGTTCCGTAAGCGCACGTTGAATAATGAGTCGAATCGGATGACTCAGGAGTTTGGTTGGAGGACGACGCGTACGTCTAAGCCTTTGATGATTGACGATTTGGCTATGGCATTGAAGAATGAAGAGTTGATATTGCATTGTCGTGACACGATTGGGGAGTTGCGGACGTTTACCCGCAATGAACGGGGTACGATGTCGGGATCACCCTATGATGATCGTGTGATGGCGCTTGCTTTGGCGAATCAGATGCGTAAGTATGCGTTTATTCCCGAGTATTCACCGAAGGTGGATGATTCGGGGTCTTGGAACTGGTGGCGTCGTAAGATCCCGTCACACGACCCTGAGGATTCCAGTATTGGTTCCAGCGGGTTTCGTGGGACAGTCTAAGTCTCTGTGTAGGACAATCTAACGAAAGGGAAAGTCCTTGAGCAAGCCAAATAAGTACAATGCCTCTGGCATGGGTGCACAGCCGAAGTTGAACAGCGCACAGTTGTGGAATGGTCCTGCCCGTCCGGGTGGGTCACAGACCGCAAAGGTGAAGGAGGGCGTTGATAACGCCCAGCCCGGTGATATGGCTGCTGGTGTCAAGGGACGGGAAACACCGTTCAATCAGCATGGTATTGAGGGCAAGGTTGAGCCTTCAGCCAAGCAGCCCAGCGGTGCCGTTCATAGCAGTTGATTCTTCCTCCTGACGCCGAATATGAAGAGTTCCGCGACTACGTGGTCACTTTGCGTGGCCCCGTGGACGCGGACGAGATAGCGGATTTGTGGGAATGGCGTCAGAAACTTTTGGGTATTCGGATTGTTACCGGGCGCGGTTACCGTGAACGGGAATGCCCTGTAGACGAACAGCATCTCACCATGCGTGAGCGGGAGAAGAAAGTGATTGCTGAAGCAGAGGCTGCGGGGATAACCGTGGAGAGAGCATCCGCCTAATGGCGAAAAACGACCATTACGAAGAGGTCCATGACCGGTTGGAGATGGCCCGACGGTGGCGTACCGAAGAAGGGTACGACGCTAAATGGCATCGCCTGATTGACTTGTACCGGGGTAAGACCTATTTCGGGGTTCGTAATCCGGCGGATGGATCTGATCGCGTATCGGTGAATCTGGCGTTTTCAACAGTCAACGTGATTGAACCGTCTGTTGCTGTGAATCATCCGAAGATTACGGTTATGGCGAATCAGGAACAGGATCAAGATCGGGCCATTTTCGTAGAGTCGGTTGTCAACTATTTGTGGCGACATCACGACTATCAGAAGCCTTTCCGGCGTGCCGTCAAGGACTTTCTGATATTGGGTCATGCTTGGCTCAAGGTTGGTTGGAAGTTCGTTGAGATTGAGCGTCAAATGTCTGGCGAAGAGCGCCGGGGCCGTTTGGATATGGCGCAGGCCGAAGTCGATGACTTCGCGGCCATGAACCCGCAGTTGGCGGGCGAGTTGCCTTCGTCGCAGGATCTGGTTGATTCAGTTCCGGCCACAATGGTGGAGATCGTGGAAGATCAGGCTTTTGTGGAACGGATTAGTCCGTTCGACATGATGGTGGACCCGGAGGCCACCTGTTTGGAGGATGCCAAATGGGTTGCACAGCGGATTGTTCGTCCGTTGGCGGACGTGAAGAAGGATCAGCGGTTCAAGGCACAGGCGCGTCGGACCTTGGAGGCCGACGCTGGCCTGAAGATGCGATGGGATTCCGACTATGAGCGTGAGCAGTACGCTGAGGCCACGGATCGTGTCACGCTGTACGAGTATTACGACATCAAGCAGGGCACCATTTCTGTTTGTTCGCATGACGGTAAGACGTTCTTGTTGGATCCAACCCCGATGCCGTACGACTTTGGTATCCCGTTTGTCATGTTGCGCAACTACGATGTGCCAGATCAGTTCTATCCGATGGGGGATTTGGAAGCGATTGAATCGCTTCAGGAGGAACTGAACAAAACGCGTACGCAGATGGTGAACCACCGTAAGCGTTATGCCCGCAAGTACCTCTACCATGAGCGTTCGTTCGGGCCGGAGGGCCGCGAGGCGCTGGAATCCGATACTGATGGTCGATTCGTGCCGGTTGTGGATGAGAACCGAAACCTTGCTGATGTGGTTATTCCGCTGGCGCAGGTGCCTTTGGCCCCGGAGATTTACAACCATTCTTCAATCATTGAGGGTGACATCAATGTTGTGAGTGGTGTTTCCGAGTATGCGCGTGGTCAAATGCCGGAGGTTCGTCGCACGGCGACAGAGGCAAGCATCATTGCGGACGCTGGCAAGGTTCGTCGCACGGCGACAGAGGCAAGCATCATTGCGGACGCTGGCAATGCTAGAGCGTCTGACAAGTTGGCAAAGATCGAACTGTTTATCGGTTACGTGGCCCGCAAGATCATCCAGTTGATGCAGCAGTACATGACGCAGGAACAGATGGTTCGCATCACCGGCAAGAACGACCAGAAGTTGTATGTCGCCTACACGCGTGATGACATTCTTGGCGAGTACGACTACTCCGTTGAGGGTGGTTCAACGCAGCCGATGAATGAGACTGCGCGACGGCAGCAGGCTATTTCGTTGATGAATGCCATTGGGCCACTCGTTGGGACCGTTATCGACCCGACAGAGTTGGCCCGACACGTATTGCAGGAGGGGTTCGGAGTGCAGAACCCTGACAAGTTCTTAGTGCAGCAGCAGCCCGCAGCGCCACAGGGCGCGCCTGCTGGGGCACCACCTCCGGGTCCACCTCCACCGGAGGGGATGCCACCGCCCGCTATGGGTGGTGGCATGGGTCCGGGTCCAGTCCCCGATCAGGTCTTTGAGGCCACCGGGGGCGTACCGCCAGAGTTGTTGGCGCAGTTGCAAAACCAGATGGGTTTGGAACTGCCCAACATGTAGCGGGACAGTTGTAACATTATCGTAGGAACACCCGAAAGGATTCCTTATGGCAAACGAAGAGACTTCAACAGGTGATTCGTTCACCGTCAAGATAGATGGGGCGGAACAGCGGGTTTCATTGAATGAACTTCAAAACGGGTACCAGCGGCAGGCGGATTACACCCGTA